CAGGCTAATGCTGGTTCACCTTATGGTGGAACTTGGACGAATTTAGGTTATCAACAGGGTAATGGTGTTAGCAGTGTAACTTTTAGCGGTTTATCTTCATATAAATACCTTAAACTTTTTGTTGTTGATGTAGGAGGCAATTTAAGTTGGAATTTTAGATTAAACGGTGACACAAGTACTATTTATAGCAGTACTGGTTGGAATTCTAGTGGCAGCATAGGTCCTTCCGTAGACCCAGTTTCAGATAAGTTTGGTCTGGCTAATGGAAGTAATGCGTCTGGAGTTTTTGAATTTTCACAATCAAATGGTGGAACATTCAAAATGGGAACAACTTTATGGACTATTGCTGGTAATAACATAGTTCGAAACTTACACCTTCTTTATGGTAGTACATCAGCAATAAGTTCACTTACCTTTAATGCTAGTGGCAATATGACACAAGGCACTGGTAAAGGGTTTTATATGTTAGGAGCAAATTAATGTCACGACCTTTAACATCAATTCTTGATGTAGAAACACAAGAACTTATTATTCGTGAAATGAATGATACTGAATATGAGCAACACTTAATTGATGTTGCAGCAGCAGAAACAGCAAAAGCAGAAGCAGATGCTCAGGCAGAAGCCAAAGCAGAAGCAAAGCGACAAGCACTTGCAGCACTTGGTCTAAGCCAAGAAGTTGTAAACCTGTTAGCAGAATAAAATGCGAAAAGTAATTATCGGTTTAGTTCTAGCATTAACTTTCTTAACTCCAGTATCAGCCAACGCTGACACAACAGAGCAGAAGATGGCAAAGATTCAGGCAGATATTAAACTTGCCTCTCTCAATGCCAAACTTGCTAAGGCTAAGTCAGAACTTGCTTTGGCTAAGTCTCTACAAGCAGAGAAAATAAATGCTAAGACTGTAAAAGATATTGCAGCATTGAATCTCAAAGTTACTAATCAGTACTTTGCAATGAGACAGCAACTTGATGCTTTAACCAAGTTACTAAAGACTCTCTAAATATAAGCACCTGACCACGTGGATAAACTGGTCAATTAATTTTATAACTTAAGGAGCACAATGGCAACGCCAGATATTACGGAAAGTATCCCGTTAAACGTTGGTAACCCTGGAACCTCTGGTTTCTGGACCAATAATGCTGAGGACTATGACGTTGCTGTCGGCGGTCTCCCATTTTTTTTAGCGCCTACAGACCCACAACCTTATCAACGTGAGACTGCTCCGTACCGTAAAGACCAGTTTGACAATGGTTCTGAGCCAGGAGAACAGTCACTGACTGGTTGGTGGATTCGTTCACAGTCATCTTTCCATGTTGGCGATGGCATTAACTTCTATGACCCATCAGCAGGCGAGGCTAGCAAGTATCGTTTTTCTGACTCACAAGGTGTAGATGTTTGGACTAAAGGACAAGTGACACTTCTTAAAGATGTTGCTCAACAACATGTTACTACTGGTCCAGTCACAGGTTCTGACCACCAGCATACTAATCAGCATGTGCGTTCTATTCAGTGGAATGGCACCAATGGTGTTCTTTTGCATGATGAATATGATATAGATAAAATTTTTCCTGCTATCACAGTATCTATTAGTAACAAGGCATTGACTTCTAATGTTGCTACGCTGACTACCACTGCAGCACATAATCTATCTACTGGTATGCAAATTACAATTACTGGTGTAGATGCAACTTTTAATGGTGAGTATACCATCACAGGAGTACCTACTACTACTACTTTTACCTATGCCAAGACTGCTAGCAATGTTACATCCACTGCTGTATCTCCAGTTGGTACTGGTGTTGCTTCTGTTATTCATTTTGTTGACTATAATACTGGAACTGCAGAGGCTGTCTATGCTGTGTGCGATGATGGTGTGTATGCATATTGGGTAACTAACGCTGATATTGCTGGCACCCCAAGACTTCATATGTACAAGAAGTTGTTAACTGATAACACAACAACTATTCCATCTCCTATGTTTACTTCAAATAGCACTACTATTGCATATGCAGCCATGGAGTTTATCAAAGACCGTATAATCTTATGTGTAAATAATGTTGTATACGAAGTAGCACCTAATGCTACATCACTACCAAGTGCTGTATATACTAATCCTAATACTAACTATCACTATACATCTGTGGCTGCTTCTGGTCCTGCTATCTATACTGCTGGACATTCAGGTATCTACTCAACAATCCAGAAGTATACACTTACTACTGCTGGTATTATGCCTACTCTTACACAGGCTGTAGTTGCTGCAGAGTTTCCTACTGGTGAAATAGTCGAAAAACTATATTACTACCTAGGTTACATGATGATTGGTACATCAAAGGGCATACGTGTGGCTACAATTAATGACCAAGATGGCTCTCTTGCCTATGGTCCACTTGTTGTGGAAACTGCTCAGCCAGTCTATGACTTTGCTGCTCGTGACCGATTTGTATGGTGTGCATCTGGTATTGGCGCTTTAGATGCTGGTTTAATTCGTATTGACTTAGGTCAAAACATTGAAAATGAGCCACTACGTTTTGCATGGGCAAATGACTTACAAGTAACTCAATCTGCAGAACATTACACAACAGGTGTTGCATTTATTGGCACTACTAATCGTCTTGCTTTTTCTACTGCTTATGAAGTTACTAATGGTGCTATCTATCTTGAAGAGGCAAGTACTCTTCGCTCAACTGGCTACATTACAACTGGTGCTATCCGTTATGGAACACTAGAGCCAAAGAACTTTAAGTTTATTCGTGCTCGTGGTGACTTCACATATGGTGCCATGGACATCTATGCTGTTGATGCAAGTAATAATACATATACAGTTATTACCTACAATTCTGCTGTTGGAACCCCAGAGGCTGCTACAACTAACCCAGAGGGACCACAAGAGTATCTTTCGTACAAGTTTACGCTCTCACGTAGTGCAACCAGTACCAGCCAAGGCCCTGTGTTTAAGGGTTATCAAGTAAAGGCTCTACCTGCTACAGCACGTCAACGGGTGATTCAGTTCCCTGTATGGTGTTATGACGTGGAGACCGACAGATATAACGTAAAGACTGGATACCAAGGTCGTGCGTGGGAGCGTATTCAACTTCTTGAAGATGTAGAAAAACTAGGCGATATTGTGAATGTACAAGACTTTACTACTGGTGAGCGCGTACAAGCACTGATTGAAAAAGTTAACTTCATACGTAGAACTCCACCATCAGGTCAGTTTGATGGCTTCGGAGGACTTCTCCTTATCACAGTTAGGACTGTCTTATAATGAACGCAGTAGATTGGGCAGCACTAACAGTATCAATCATAACAATTACAGCAGCGTTTGCTGGTGCAGTTCGTTGGTTGGTAAAGCATTATCTCTATGAATTGAGACCTAACGGGGGCGGTTCCGTTAAAGACCAAGTAAATCGATTGGAAGCCCGCGTTGACGAAATCTATCTCCTACTTTGTGAGAAGAAGTAATTTACTAGCAATATTCTTTTTAACATTTGGCACATCTTTATTTGCCTTACCGCAATCAGCGCAAGCAAATTGCGTAAATACAGTACAAGCAGAGACTATTGCTGCTGCTGCTTTAGCAGCACCTACAGTAGAAACTCCAACTGTTACAACATTAGCAACTTGTGGTGGAGATGATATATCTTACCGAGTTCCTATAACAACAAATATCACTTATGATGGTGTTCAGTTTGACAGAATCTACGCAACAACAAACAGCGTTATCACCTTTGGTCGACCTGACGGTACATATTGGGATTACCCACGGACACCAAGCATCTCTATTCAGTCAATGGACTGGGTTGTCTATCCTAACCAGCGCAATGATGAGCATTTAATCATTAGAGCAAGTGATGGTGGGTTTCAAATTGATATCTCTGCCCGTCCTATATTCTTACAAAGCGCGCCAACAACTACAAACATTGTAATTACGGCAGCAATTAATACTGATGGGACAGTAGCAATCTCTTATGTCATGAGTGGGGCAGATTACTCTAACTACCCTTGGACTAGAACAGGTGCTCGCTTGAATAATGGAACAGTCGTTCCTTTAGAACAAGCAAACATTCAAAGAGTTGAACAGGCTCCAGCGCTAACTCCAGAACCAGTTGCTCCTACTCCCGAGCCAACACCTTCGAGTACGCCAAGTCCAGAGCCGACTCCAACTCCGACTCCCTCAAGTGAGCCTTCTGTTTCACCCGCACCAGTTCCAACTCCGAGTCCTGGACCCTCAGTTGAGCCGAGTCCAAGTCCGACTGTAGAACCAACACCTCTGCCTTCGCCCGAACCAACTGTGACTCCAACTCCTGGACCTTCTTCTCCCAGTACTGAACCGTTGCCTGAACCATCGCCTACTCCTCAACCTGCTCCTGTGACTCAACCTGAGCCAACGCCTTTACCTGCTTCTCCACCCGTGCTACAACCTGAGCCACAGCCAGAACCTCAGCCTCAACCTGAGCCAGTTCCTGAACCTGAGCCTGGACCTGAGCCTCAAACTCCCCCAGAAGAGCCTCCAGTGACTCCTGAGGAGCCTCCTGTGGATGTGGTGGAGGAACCAGTCGTAGATGAGACCGTCGTAAATCCCGACCTTGAGCCATCACCTCCGACTCCTGAACCAGAACCAGAGCCAGAACCTGAGGTGGTTATACCTACTCCTGAACCAGAGTTTGAATCTAAACCTGAGCCAGAACCTATCGTCCCTATCCATCCAGAACCTCCTATAGCAGGACCTAATGCTACACCACAAGAAAGACAAATAGTAGCAGATGCATTGGTTGAACAATCTAATGGCGCACCGATTACAGCAGAAAGTATTCAGGCTGCTGGAATCACAGTAGCAGATTTACCACCTGAAACTCCAGTCGAATTAGACAATGGAGTAGTCCTAGTTGCTGAGGTAGTCGTAGCAATTCAATTGCTTGAGAACCCAGCAGAGTTACTAGGAGCAATCTTTACAGACCCAGCCCAAGCCTTAATGGCTATCTCAAACATCGGTGCTGATATGTCGCCCGAAGTTAGAGAACAGTCAGAAAAGGTTGTGGTATCAGCCATCATTGCTGGTGGCATAGCAACCCAAGCAGCAGCATCTGCTGCAGTAACAGCAACCTATAGGAGAAAACCTTAATGAAAGACTTCTTTTCAGATATAGCAAATCAACTATGGACACTCCTTGGAATGTTCGTGGCTTGGGTAGTCCTTGAAGGGTCAGCCAAGACAGTAGTTGGTTACGCAATCATTGCATCCTCAATTATCTGGGGATTCACCTACAAACTACGTAACCCGAAGGACGAATAATGAACACATTTAAGAACGTAATGATGAGAATCTTTGCTGTTATTGCAGCAGAGTCTCTTGGAGTTATCGGTGCTGGTTCTCTAGTAGGCATCGAAGTATGGCAAGCAGCAGTACTGGCTGGCGCACTAGGTGCAGCACGAGTACTTGAGGCTTTAGCCCGCTTCTACCTAGCAGACGGAAGCCTCACATCAGAAGAAATCAATGCAGCCTTTGCTAAGGTTGATAAGAAAGCGAGTGAATAATGGGACAAAGAGCAGACTTTATTGCTGTTGCAAAGGGCGAACTCGGAGTAATCGAAGGACCAAAAGACAACGAGACAAAGTACGGAGCCTTTATGAAGGCTAACTTTTTGCCTTGGTGTGGTTCATTTGTCAACTGGTGTGCTAACGAAGTAGGACTAAAGATTCCTAACTGCGTATCGACAGTTGTAGGTGCTAAGGCATTTGAGAAGAAGGGTCAGTGGGAGAAGGCTAGCGACACAGCAACTCCACTACCAGGAGACATCGTGTTCTTCGATTTCCCTAACGACGGTGTAGACCGTATCTCACATGTTGGGATTGTAGTTAAGGACAACGGAGACGGCACAGTAACCTGCGTCGAAGGCAATACTGCCCCAGACAAGAAGGGTGACCAGCGCAATGGTGGTCAGGTGTGCCTCAAGGTCCGCGCTTTCAAAAAGAAGAACGGGTCTAAATTACGCAAATCTCAAGCAGTAACTGTGGTAGGATTTGGCAAGCCTGTATTCAAGTCATAAGACTTTTATACATGAACAAAGGAGAACCAATGGATATCAATACACTTAAGCAAGTATCACTCACCTATGCTCGTGCAGCAGGTGCAGCAGTAGTTGCGATGTACCTAGCAGGAGAAACAGACCCTAAGAAGTTGGCTTACGCCTTCGTAGCAGGTTTTGTTGGTCCAGTTGCTAAGTACTTCGATAAGTCAGCAAAGGACTTCGGTTTGACCAAGTAGGCTTTAGCCTACAAATTAGCCCCTCATTTTACTAGCAATAGTAGAGTGGGGGGCTTTTTTGTCTTCCCTAGGATGCCCCAAACAGGTCGGAAAGATGGCGAGTTGCGCCACTTTCACGGCTTCCAGGTCATAATGTATGGGTCAGGCGCTCAAATCGCCTCAAGTCCGTTTTGACTTACATATATTTACTTTTGTTAAAGGTGTACTGAACGCACTAAATCTACCTTGCGTACACCCCGTACAGTTCACCCACCTGTTGAGTAGAAGCCTCTGCCATTGAACTTGACAGGGGTGGCGCTGTATATTCTGGTCATAGGTTCATTACAGGTATCGCAGTAAGGTATAATCTCATCCTCTGTCATACCTCTGGTGATGATGACAACCTCTGAATCGTTCTCGCACTTGTATTCATAACTAGCCATTATTCAACCCTCCAAGATTAGGGACTTAGTGTAACATAGAAGTGCGGGTAACCGTGGGGCGGATACCTCAAATGAAGGATGACGACAAAAGTCGGAACCTAATTTGAACGTGTTCTCGAGCCACTTAATTCTTTTAAGAATTTGGGGGTTTGGGGGCGTGTTCCTAAAATCAGGAATCCGACAGGATTGCAGAGGAACACGCTATGGCTAGGGTTCAACGTCGTTGTCCTTGTGGTAATTTAACTGAGTCCAAAGGTAAGAATGCTTACGGTCAAAAGACTTATGGGAGACTGTGTACTTCGTGTCGCAAGTCTGGATATGCACTTCATAAAAAATCTTACTGTGAATCGTGTGGTTTTATCGCAATCCATAAGATTCAATTAGATATCGACCACATCGATGGCAATCATAAAAATAATAATGTCGACAATTTAATGACACTGTGTGCAAACTGTCACAGACTTAAGACCTACGTAAATAAGGAATTCATGTCATAATGTCCGTATGACAAAATTTATAGATGAAACCGAGAACTACTTCATCATGGATGTAACACATCTTTGCTGTGATGAGGTCCAATTCAAATACGTATGCCGAGTATGCCAAGAAACCATGGATTGTTACTACTGTGGATTCGACCCATATGGTCCTCATGGCTGTGATACACTATGACCATGAACGAATTACCTAAGCATATTTCCTATTCCAGTTTAACCACTTGGCAAGAGTGTGGCTGGAAGTATTATCTACAAAAAGTCGAAGGCGTTAAAGAAGCACACGCAGTATGGTTTACTGGTGGCTCCGCCCTTCATAAGGCTACCGAGTACTTCGATGCCGAGAATCCTAAAGTCAATGATGTCTCTTTGAGTTCTGTCTACCTAGACACGGTATGGAATCGTGCATGGTTTGAGCAAGTCAAGACAGATGAAGAAATCAATGGTGACATGAACACGTGGCAGTTTGCTAAACGTGAGGATATGTCATGGTGGTATGGCGAAGGTCGTTGGATGCTAGAGAACTGGGCTAAGTTCCGCAACAATGGCTGGGGTGTCTACCAAGACTTTATCGAAAAAGAATATGAAATTGAAATTGATGATGCCACAGTCAAGATGGCAATTGACCGTGTGATGGTGGACTTCGAGGGGAATCGGGTGCTCCTCGATATCAAGACTGGTGCGTCATCCCAGAAGCATCCTTTGCAACTCGCTGTCTATGCGTGGGCGCTTGAGAAGCATGGGATTTCTGTCGATAAGGCAGGTTTCTGGGATGCACGTACTGGTTACGTTTCGTTATGGAACCTATCCAATTTGCACTCAGACCGAGTAGAAGATATATTAAATACATTCGATAAGGCTCGCAAGGAAACTATCTTCCTTCCAAACTTGTCTAACTGTGGTCGATGTGGAATCACATCTTCTTGCAAGTTTGTCAATAGCCACGCTTAGAGTTCAAACTCGAACATGAATGAGGGGAAAACAAATGACTGGTAACTTCCAAGTCAGTAGCAAACTCAACGATGGACGTATCTTCGTCGTTGCATCAGAGACCTATGCAGGATTCTGTGAGGCTCTCGAACAAGCCGTAGGCATCGAGGAGTCACAAGAACTTCTCAAGGTTATGGCACAATCACTAGCAGGTGCTCCACAGAGTGCATCACAGGCCGTGGAGAACATTCGTTCTGCATATCCAAATGCACAAGTAGACCACACTGCTCATCCAACACAAACTGTCGGTAACACACTGGCACCAGAAGCAAAGCGTTGTAGTCATGGAATCATGACAAAGCGCCAAGGACAGGGTGCTAAGGGACCATGGAAGGGCTATATGTGCCCATCTCCAAAGGGTACTCCTGACCAGTGTGAACCAGTATTCATCCGACGTAATGACCCAGAATGGAATAACTTCTAAACAATGAGAACACTTGCCCGCGCCGTAGGTAGTAAGGACATAGGTGGCGAACCGCTACCAACTGTCTTTCGCACCTTTGAACTAAATAAAGTCGTGTTTCGCCGTGCCGAAATATCGATGATTGCTGGTACACCTGGTGCTGGCAAGTCTTCCGTTGCTTTAGCAATAGCGTTGAGAGCAAAGGTACCAACACTGTATGTCAGTGCTGATACCAATGCTCACACAATGGCTATGCGTTTGCTATCTATGATTACTGGCAAGCCTCAATCTGATGTAGAGATTCTACTTGAGACTGAGGTAGCCACATCTAGAAAAGTGATTAACGAACATGCACAGCACATCTTTTGGTCTTTCGAGTCTAGTCCTACACTAGATGACTTAGACCAAGAGGTTGCTGCATTTGAAGAATTGTGGGGTTGCTCGCCAACTCTTATTGTTATCGATAACCTTATGGATATTGCTAACGATGGAGGGGAAGAGTTTGCGAACATGCGCTCCACATTGAAAGAACTCAAGTACCTCGCAAGAGATACTAACGCTGCTGTTGTAGTACTCCACCATACAAAGGAGTCCTACGTAGGTACACCGTGTCAGCCACGCTCTGCTTTGCAGGGCATGGTTGCACAGTTACCTGCACTTATCTGTACAGTTGGCACTGATGCTCCTGGGTTTATCGCAGTGGCACCAGTAAAGAACCGTTATGGTAAGGCAGACCCATCAGGCAATACTGCCTTTTGGTTGAACTTTAACCCTGAATACATGGATGTTTCTGACATCGCTGAGAGGTTAAAATGAGTTTCATCGACCCTATCGTTCCCAATCCTAATTGGGGTAATCCGTTTCCAAACGTAGACCCTGATGAGTGGGAAGATGACGATGATGACTAAACATATAAATGAACTAAAACCAGATTACACAAGGGCGATGGATATTCGTGGTGAGCCAACCACGATATGCATCTGTGGAAGTTTCGTCTGGAATCTCAAGGTAGCATTCGCAGAGGATGGTACTATTGGGATGTATTTCAGAGATATGGAGTGTGCTGACTGTGGAACACAGGCAACCGCCCCAATTGAGGAGTAAAAATGAAACTAACAACATACGCTTGGATTATGGCTGCTGTAGTCTTTGTGGGAACTTTGCCTCACACTGTGGGTGCGATGTTTTTGGAGAGACAAATAGAAGTCAGAGAGAAGTGCGCTAAACCTTTCTTTGGTGTGCTACCAATATCCGAGATGAAGAAAATGGCAAAATGGATTGCAAAGGGCAAAGTCCTAGAGCAATACAAGAGTAATTATGAGTGGAAGGCACTCTTTACTCTATGGAACAAGGAGTCTCGCTGGGATTACACCGCAGACAATCCTCGTTCATCTGCTTATGGAATACCTCAGATGCTGAAAATGCCTGAGAATACTCCAATGGTAAGGCAGATTGATTTAGGCTTGAAATATATAAAGCATCGCTATGGCAGTCCATCAAGAGCCTTAGCGTTTCATAATAAGAACGGCTGGTACTAAATGAGTGGTCGTGCCTCCAAGGCTAAAGGTGCAGGGGCAGAGCGAGATGTAGTAAAATACCTCAAGCAATGGTTTCCCTATGTAGACAGACGTCTTGCAGGTGCGACCCTCGATAAAGGTGACATCTCAGGCATTCCTGGTGTTACTATAGAAATCAAAAACCACGCTAAGATGGACTTAGCAGGTTGGACAGAAGAGTTAATAGTCGAAATGACTAATGACAAGGCTTGGACAGGTGTGGTTGTGCACAAGCGAAAGGGTAAGGGGAATCCTGGAGATTGGTACGCAACCATGCCTGTGCAGGTGTGGGTTGAACTCTTAAGGAAGGCGTTAGAGAAGTGATAACTGAAAACCCGAATATCACTGCGATACTAGAGCACTATGGTGCTACGGTTCCAACCAGAAGTGGTTGGGCTAAGATGAAGTGTCCGTTTCATAATGATTCACACGCATCAGCAGCAGTTAATCTGCAAGACAATCTTTTCAAATGCCATGGCTGTCAATACAAGGGCAGTGGCTACAAAATCATTATGGACAAAGAGGGGGTAAGTTTTCGTGAAGCAATCGTCATCGCAGAGGGAATCCTTAACTCGTGCGGCCAAGTACTACCACAGCGCACTACACGAGGCAGAGGAATATCTGGCAGGTCGAGGAATAACAATGGAGCAAGCGACAGCCGTACGCTTGGGCGTCGTCTTAGAGCCGTTAACGGGTCATGAAGCCTATATCAACAGGCTTGCGATTCCGTATATTACGCGTTCGGGGGTGGTGGACATTAGATTCCGTTCAATGGACCTATCAGAGCCGAAATACATGGGAATGGCTGGTGCGACAACGCATCTCTACAATGTTAGTGCGTTCTTTAGAGCGACCTCATTTATTTCTATCTGTGAAGGTGAGATTGATACGGTCACACTCGATACTGTTTGTGGTATACCTGCAGTGGGGGTACCTGGAGTCAACAACTGGAAGAAACACTACACCAGACTCTTGCAAGACTTTGACAAAGTTTTCTTATTTGCTGATGGGGATAACGCTGGCTCTGATTTTGGCAAGTCTCTTTCTCGTGAACTAGGCAACCTTGTGGTAGTCAATATGCCAGAGGGTGAAGATGTGAACTCTATGTATCGTCTGCATGGTGCAGATTACTTCAAGCAAAAGATTGAGAGCGTACAGTAATGTTGATTCCAGTAGACGGACACTTTGAGTGTTCAGAAGACAAGTGTGACTTTGCTACTTGCGACTTGTTTGAGTTCATGGCGCACTGTGGCGTTGAGTATGAGTGGGGTGTACGCCTTAACAAGCGATACACATTTGACCTATTCCAGTTCCTAGAGATACTCAATGACCTGACCAATATAGGTGACTTGGATGCTATCTATGACCATGTTCAGTCAGCAACTCTGTTGATGATAAACGCTAGCGGAGATGAATTAGAAGACTTTATTGAAGAAACAGTAGTACAATCAGAAATGTCGGAGGTTATGGATGGAATCGAAAGGTTGCTGCGAGAGAATGAATAGGGCTGAACTTAAAGAACTGGTATGGACCGAAGAGGCTGTAGACCAGTTTGACTTAGATGTGTACGAAATCGTTGACGAATTGTACAATCTCTTGCTCACTAAGCACCACGATTATGGCCCACTGAATATTGCTCAGTCTCCTGGTGGACCTCTGAATGGATTACGCGTACGTATGTGGGACAAGATTGCTCGTATCAATCACCTGATTGACAATGGTGCAGAAGCACAGAACGAGCCTCTTGAGGATTCCTACAAAGACCTAGCAAACTATGCTATTATTGCACTCATGGTACTCAGAGAGAAATGGCCAACAGAATGAAAATCTTCGGACCTTACAAGGGCTCAAAGCAGAATGGTGGACGTCCTATCTACGTCTTCAAGAGAAAGAAGAAAGATGGCACAGTGGTTACAACTTCTAGCAATAAGGCTAGAGTTGATTACGAAGAAGCCACAGGAAAGACACTACCAAGAAAGACAGAAGTCGACCATAAGAATAACAAGGGTCGAGCAGGCGATGACAGAATTTCAAACCTCAGGACCATTTCCAAAAGCAAGAATGTGGGACTAGAGAACAAGCGTCGCGCTAAGAAAACTGTCAAGAAGACCGCGAAGAAAGCAGCCAAGAAGAAATGAAAAATATCGTTTGCATTTCCGACTTGCAGGTACCGTACCACGATGTAGAAGCGACCAAGGCAGTGGCTAAGTTTATCCAGTGGTATCAACCTGAGACAGTCGTCTCTTGTGGAGACGAGATGGATATGCAGACAATTAGCAAGTGGTCAAAGGGTACTGAGTTAGAGTTTGAACGTTCTATTGGACGTGACAGAGACCTAACACGGCAAGTGCTATATGACTTAACAGTTGAGCACATGATTCGTAGTAACCATACTGACCGATTGTTCAATACAGTTGCTATGCGTGCACCAGGATTACTTGGTCTACCAGAGTTGCAACTAGAAAACTTTCTTGGTCTCAAAGAACTTGAGATTAAATATCATACGGACCCTTATCAACTAGCACCTGGATGGCTTCTGATGCATGGTGATGAGGGAAATGTGCAACCCACTGCAGGTGCGACTGCCTTGGGACTAGCAAAGCGCTCTGGTATGAGCGTAGTGTGTGGTCACACGCACCGCATGGGGTTGACACATCAGACTCAAACTTATCGTGGTGGTAAGCCTAAGACTATCTGGGGCATGGAACTTGGTAACCTAATGGATTACCGTAATGCTAAGTACATCAAGGCTGGACTATTCACATGGCAACAAGGCTTTGGTATCTTGCATGTTGATGGTAACAATGTGACACCACAGTTGGTTCCAATCATCAATCAATCTTTCACGGTGGATGGTAAAACATTCAAGTGGTAATTGATACAGACAAGTACGACAACATGGTGAGTGCAATTGCTTATGAGTTCTCTCGTAAGTTTCATATGTGCGATGCTGATGACATTCGTCAAGAGTTATGGGTATGGTTCTTAGAACATCCTAACAAGGTTAGACTGTGGGAAGAACTAGACAACAAGCAATCTACTAAGTTAGTTGCACGCTCACTGCGTAACGCTGCTAAGGATTACTGTCAGCGTGAGAAGGCTCGTTCTGCTGGTTACAAGGTAGATGATAACTATTACTATGACCGTGAGGTTGTTGAGTTGTTGCTACCTGCTGTGCTACGCAAGGACCTGAATGCACCTGCTATGACTGAACTAGGATTCACCAAGGCTAAGAAGGTTGCATCAGAAGGTGGCAATTGGTTTGCCATGATGGCTGATATTGAGAGAGCACTTGCACGACTAACGCAAGAGCAACTCACTATCGTCTATTTACGATTCGGAGATGGGTGCGATAACGCTAGCCTGGCAACAGAATTAGCCATCTCAGAGGATGCAGCACGTATGCGTGTGAACAGAGCGGTTAACAATCTATTAAATTTCCTTGGTGGTTCAAGACCACGCAAGGAGTGGGACTACACAGAGGAGCAGGTAAATGAGCAGAAAAATGCTAGTGCACGAGGTGACGGAGATTTACAAGAACTTGGACTTGACGGTTCAGAACAAGGAATGGATTGAGTCTCACTCAGAAGACGATGTTAAACTTCTAACTGATGCTCGTGATGTCACACTGAACTTGCTCACACAGGTGGGTGTGTTCATTGATTTGTTCCACCAATACGTTGACCTTATTCAGGCTAACGCAATCTTTGCTGAGGACTTCGGCACAGATGATTCGCAGAACAGCGATGTCAAACCAACACAAACTTCTGCAGACCCTGCCAATCGCGCCGAAAAGCGCGCTGCTGCGAAGCAAGGACTCATCCTACCAGACAAAAGATTGGTGACACCATGATTTGTACTAAGTGTAAAGCAGCAGGTACCGCTAACTCGGTAGGTGATGTAGCGATTGCTATAATGTTTCATGCAGAGTGTGAGTTTAAGGATTGTTGTTGCCAGCATAAGACAGGCAAGTACATTAAGAAGTGAGCGACAGAGAGTATCTATTCTTAGTGCTAGTATTCGCATTTAGCATAGCACTAGCCTTCTGTTTATAGGCATAAAAAAAGCCCCCCACCCAATTAAGGATGAGGGGCTACGAGTCTACCGCCTTCCAAGAGTAGACTCAGGTGGTCGGATTCCGACCAGTTAGTAGTCTCTTACTATGTTTAGTACTGCTAACTTATCTCTTGACTCTATTATAGCCCAGAGATAATCTTTTATTTCTTGTTCAGACATTGGCTCTTCACTTCCAACAGTGAGTGAGAATGTGAAACTATTCATCTCCCCACATCCTGTCAGGTTCTTGATAGCCTTCGTCTTCGTCTTCTTCTTCGTCCTTGCCTAGTGCTATGTCATCATCTAGTGGTGGTTCGTATGACATTGTTTCTCCTTAATGTAGTGATGGTTGATAGATTGGAATTACAGTAGCATTGACCAACTTACTGCCAAATGCTGCTGCTTCTTGCACACTAGCAAACACACCATAAAGTATGCGGTCACTGTCTAATGTAGTTAGAGTGACGAATCCAACAGGTGGTTGTTCGCTACTGTATTCGAATCCTTGCACAATTACTTTACTCATGTCGTACCTTTCTGTGGTCGGAATCCGACCACTATAACGCAATCCATAGGATTACACCAACTGCGGATAGGGTTGCGAAAGAAGTCCAGAGTATAAGCATCAACTGCTCAGACACACTTTCTTTCACATAGTCATAGTCATCTCTATACATCATCATCTTCTCTCTTTAAGTGTGGCACACTATAAACGGATGACTCGTAAGTAGATAACCAATCTATTGGTGTCATGTTTAGAGCCGTCTGCATAGCGTGTCTTTCTAGTCTGTCCATACCACCCCAAATCCCAGTAAGGTTGAAGTATTGCAAAGCATAACTTCGACACTCTTGCTTGGCAGGGCATACAGAACAGATAGAGCGAGCAAGCGTGGCTTCGGGAGTGTGACTCCACTTGCGACCACGACCTGCTAACTCCTGCGGATGCCACAAGTCAGGGTCGTACGCTTCATCAGCGCACAACGCCTTCCTCGTGAACATGGGTATGTGATTATCAAACATCTGTGTCACCTGTGGTCGGAATCCGACCAAGTGCAAGTTTATCCCATGCACAGGCTTCACAGTAGTTGCGCTCAGCGAAGTCGTGCGCCTCGACAACTAAGTCGAGGTCGCACTTCCAGCATTGCGTTTTTTTATAGGTCATGCGTGACCTTCCATTGGTAGTTGTTGGGCAAGGTTAGCATAATGCGTGGCTCGCACCATGAGTCTTGCGTGTTCGGTTGTGTTTCCCTGCTTAAGTGCTTCTTCGGCATCATGCAGGAATAGTTCAGCGCGTACGCCATAGTAGTACGGAGTAGGCGGTACAGGAATGTGTCTTGGTTGGTTACTCACCAGCCCCACCCCCCTCGTACATCAGAGTTCCACCAGTTACCACTTTTGGTGGAGTTGCTACCTTGATAGCATAGGCAATCGGTCTTGTAGGTATCGCAACCAAAGCAACTACCACAAGTAGGGCAGAAATCTTTGGCAGCAGGGTCGCTAGGTTCTTCAAGTAGCACATTGTCACATACTAAACACTCTGCATAGAATTCCTCATCATCTATGAGTCCCATGTTCAGAGGCGTAACAGTGCGCCATGTGTTGCCGTATGTAGGCAGGTAGCAAGAGTCGTTAGACCACCAGACACCTGATGCGTCTACCTTGCCCTTGTTCTCGTGGATAAGGTAGCACTGATGCTTGGCACTAGGGTCTACGGTAAGGATGCAGACCTTTGAGCCTGATGTAAAATCTTCCATAAGGTTGAACACTTGGTCGTTGTCTAGTGCAGATACGCCACCGATAGCAGGCAGTAAGTCCTCTGCAAAGATACGAGTGTCGCTACGCAAGTCACCTTGCGGTTCGACAATAGGCAGGATGCCATTGTGCGCTAGGTAGGTACGGTCATCATGACCGACCTTGAATGGGTGACAGTTATCTACTGTCGTTGAGCCATGAGTGGCTAGTCGTGCGTGCCACATAGCGTATCCTTCGGGATACTTAGCACGCATCTCTAAGAAGCGATTGATAGAAGTGTCTGCGTTCATAGTGCGCTCACTATGAATACGGTTCTCACTAGGTACTACGATTGCGAAACCAAATCCGTGTGGATTGTTGAGCGCAGAGTTTTCTAACTTCTCACGAGACGGAATTACATTGGGAGGAATTACACATAACATACACATTGGCTTACTCTTTTCTGTGGTCGGAAACCGACCACCTAGTTTTCATTAGGGTTGTTGTCAGAAGCGAAAGACTCGCTCATGATTAGTGCTAGGTTAGGATAGGTCTCCATGTTATCGGAGACATACGCAGTGAAGCGTAACCAAGACAGTGCTTGATTCTTGGATGTGACCTTAAGATTACGCGTGTACTCTACGGATGCAGCAACGAATTCAAGAGCAGATAGTACGCGCTCTTTACGCAGTGAACCCTTGAATACACGCACCTCTAGCGTGGCGTCATTCTCGGTGTTGATAGCCGAGTATCTGCCGTTGGATTGGCTACCATACTTAACCTTCTCGACAAGTTTGCCCTTGTCTCCAAAGGTTGCATAGTGATTGCTACTACGACCAGCGATACGCTCTACTTGTCGCTGATTGTCATAGATTAGTTTCATGAAGCGTAACTCATGAGCCTGCTTACGCAGGATGAGTTGGTCTCGGTCAGTGCGACCCCATGGGCTGACACCTTCACCGAAAGCGGTACGCGACACGTGAACATGAAGCCCACAGGTATCTGTGTTCCATGAACGGAAGCCATTGCCCCTTAATCTAGGTATGAAGTCCCAGTTAAAGTCGGTCTTGTAGGCTTCTAGTGTGTGCGGATGCGTAACTATCTCGAAGCCATCATTGAGAGAGCCGTCATCCTTCATGTAAGCATGAGAGCCGAGCAAGTCCTGTGCCATCTCAGCACCGACATAGCGTGACTCATTGCGAGCCTCGACCTCTAACTCAAAGCCGAGATAGTATTGACCCTTACCGAAGAAGTATGGGCTAGGTCTGTACGAGTAGTTGTGGATAGTGTTACTACTTTCTTCCTCGTCCTCTGAACAGTCGTGACCGTTGCCATCCCATTGGTCGTCTCCACAGTCATCACAACGCCAGACATTAGCGTCGTAACAACCTTCACAGTAGAGAGTGTCGCCATACCATACGCCACTGTCATTGTGGAACGTGTCCTCACATGACGGACAAAGTGTGAAGTTATGGCTTCCACCGTTTTCTGTGAAGTATTCTGATGCACAGTGTTCACAACGGTACTCCCCTTCTATCTGAGTGAAATCAGCAAATCCGCTACTGGTAATTTGCCTACGCCAATCTCTGTTACGCATTGTCGCATAGACGAAATCGCAGTCTGTACAACTGTTGCTATTGCGAGAGAGTGTTGAACAGTCTCGGTGAACTGTCACCATTGTCTCTCGGTCTGCAAGGTAAGCGGTAACGAACTGCCACTTGTTAGGTTCTGAGTGTTGGTCGGAATCCGACCACTCAGGTTGCTCACAAGCGTAACACTTTGGAGTCTCTGCCATGATTGGCACAGTGAGAACAACGTCCTCATAGTTGTAACGATTGTGACAGTCCTGACAACGCTCAGACGACTGTTGTGACTCATCTGATGATACGAATAGGTGGCGTGGGTATGAACAACGAGTACATAACCCGACACCTAGATAGCCGTATGCAATGGTCATGACAGTTCCTTCCGCACTTCTGTCCAGTAACGCTTAGCGCGGTTTGGATGAATAAACGTGAGCAGTACCATGTCAAAGACATACATTGACTTGGTGTATTTTGGACCTCTGATGTGTGTGGTATGACATAGAAGTCTCTCGACATAGTGTGGCAAACCGATAAAGCGTGCATCTATGTGCTTATCGCTATCCATACACTTATCAACCTTCTTGTTGTTGATGCGTTCGATAACTGTGGACAACATGATTACTTGCCAGCCTGACGCTTCATGTCTAGGTAAGCAGCGCGGTATTCCTGAACGGAACGTTGTAGTCGTGCGTTATGTAGTGCTGATGTGATTACGAGTGTTACTGATACGACCAAAGCAATCATGATTGCTAGTAGGTCACCTGTTGTGAGATACATTTGGAACCTTTCGGGTAGTGGTCGGAAACCGACCAGTTGATGTAAGGGCATTGTTGCCCTCACTAAGATAACAATACGGCAAGGGGTAACCAATGTCAAATGGGGGTAACCTACGCCCTGTCAATGGCAGAACGGCAATAGATACGCCCCGCCCTCCAACACAAACCAGTACGGCTATAACTCTCTCACGAACTAGCCCAACACAAACTCCACCGACACAAACCTTTCCGACACAAAATCCGCGCCCGCGTTGCGCGGGCATGGCAAAGCCCGCCCCCCGATTAAGGGAGACGGGCTTGGTCGGAAACCGACCGCCTAAATTATGCGCTCGCCTTCACAGGATGCGCGACCGATAGTGCGCGAGAGTTGGCAATTTGCGCCTTGATTAAGCGCCCAAGTTTCTCGGCATTGTCGAAATTGTGAACGATAGCCTTCTCCGCTTCCAATTCCTGAAAGAGCCCAAGCGCCAAAGTGACTACCGCGTCAAAATCGACCGCGACCGCCTTCACCTTCTCGGAAATCTCCTTCTCGCTCGCGGTCTGCTTACCTGCCCCGCGTGTATCGGCTTCGGCCTTATCCTCGGCCAAGCCTTCCACAATCTTAACGAAATCTGAGAACGAGCGAGCGATTTCCACGTTCTGCTTAAACTCTGCTTTGTCCATGACGCGCAAAGCGTCTTGCGTGGTGGTGATGAGTTTCTTAACGTTCACCTTATCCCCGCCCTTGATGCTTCCCAAGTTGTAGGCATCCACGACATAAGAGCGCCATGATGCGCGGGCAAAGGTCGAACCCTCGCAAGCCTCAACAGTTGCAGCCCATCCACGAGTTGAGAGATGCTTGGAAATAATCATCTCGGCAGACTTATCGAACCAAGCGCGGAACGCGCCTTCGTTCACAGTTGCGCCCAATTCTTGCGCCAATGCCTTGTTCGCTGTGTCTTCGGTCTTTACTTGCTTTGGTGTTGCTGATGTCATTTTTTTATCTTCCCATCATTCGGGACGTTCGCCCGACCTGATAAGAGAATTTAACCATGTATGGAAACCAATGTCAAAACACCACGCACCAAGCCCAAACGGTCGGAAACCGACCACCCAAGCAAGCCCGACCACATACCCCGCAAAGCCCGTAGAAGCCCCGTAGAAGCCCGAACGGATAGCCGAGAAGCCCGAAGCCCCAAGCCCCCAAAGAGCCCCGCAGAGAGTCACCCAACACAAACCGCACGCCTTATTAAATCGAACAGGTGTTCGTATAAAACCGCGCCCTCGCTCGTTCCTCGCTCGGGGAAAAAGCCGAATGGTGCTCGTTCCTCGCACTCTTATTCGGCAGAAAAACTTCGTGGTCGCTATGGCGACCCCAGTGCTTGTTATAGCCCCTGGCTATAGGTGTACACTATCGCCTAAAATTATTTTTCCAGTATTTAGGCTCCAGTGTACCGATATGTCCGTATTAGTACTATAATTCTGGTGACTTTCGTCACATTTATAAACTCACTGCGTTCGCTTTCTTCTTTTGAACGGGTTAGTATATATAGACGAACGACAACAACTGAGTGAGTCTATCTGACTGTGAGTGGTTGGCTAAGGCATACGAACGAAGTGAGGATGGCTTTATGCCATCCACGAACCCAGGGGGTAGCGAGGCGCTAAAGCGCCGAGCGGTAAGGGGGAGTTATTATGGAGGGTTTATATGGCAGCCAAAGGTGGCAAGGAACATCACAATGTGGTGGCATTAAAAGAGGCTAAGGCCAAAGTACTAGAATTCGTCAAGCAAGGTTTAGACTTGCAGGACGCAATCGCCAGGGCAGACAGAAAGCCCGATGTCATGAAAGACTGGCGCAAAGACGAGCAGTTCATGAAGGCCCTCGAAAAGGCTAGAACTGAGGGAGAGAAAACCCTCTCCATCGTCACAGGGGACGCTAAGTTTAAGATAGGCTTTGAGGAGTTCTCCAAGGAGTTCCTAGACAGCCCTATATTTGACCATCACCGCTCTTGGATTGACATCCTTGAGGGACGTGAGCCAAGTTACATGCATGAGAGCATGGTCTATGAGCCAGCCTCCAGCAAGCGCCTTCTTTTGAATGTGCCTCCTGAGCATGCCAAGTCTACCGTTATCACGGTCAACTACTGTGTCTATCGCATTGCCATGGACCCTAACATCAAGATTACCATCGTCTCAAAGACTCAAGAGCGCGCCAAAGAATACTTATACTCAATCAAACAGCGCCTGTCTCATGAGCGGTGGGCTAAAATGCAGGCCGTCTATGGGTCGGCTGGGGGATGGAAAGAAGATGCAGATACCTGGAAAGCAGACCGCATCTATCTCAGCCGTGACTCCACCGAAAAGGACCCTACTGTTCAGGCCCTTGGTGTGGGCGGCCAGATTACTGGTGCCCGTTCTAACCTTATCATTCTTGACGACGTTGTTACTACATCTAACGCTCATGAATGGGAAAAGCAACTATTGTGGTTGCAGCGAGACGTTGTAACTCGTCTGGGTGATGCTGGTAAGTTGCTGATTGTTGGCACACGTATTGCTGCCAATGACCTTTACCGAGAGATTCGTAATCCTGAACACTGGACAGGTGGCAAGACACCGTTTACATACATGTCAATGCCAGCAGTATTGGAGTACAATGATGACCCAGAGAAATGGGTTACCCTTTGGCCAAAGTCTAATATCCCATGGGAAGGTTCAGAAGATGACATCCTACCCGATGAAGACGGTCTTTATCCTAAATGGAACGGGCCAGCACTGTTTCGTAGACGTTCAGAGGTCTCTCCTTCTGCTTGGGCACTTGTTTATCAACAGCAAGACGTCCAGGAAGACTCTATCTTTCCGCCTTCGTGTGTCCAAGGTTCAATCAATAGGATGCGCAAACGCGGACCTCTAAAGCCTGGAACGCCTGGTCACCCAGAAACGCCAGGTCAGTGGTACACCATCATGGGCTTAGACCCAGCGATGAGTGGTAATACCGCTGCTGTTATTATGACGGTTGACCGTCAAACGCGAAAGCGCTACATCTTGGATGTAGAGAATATGCAAGAACCAACTCCTCAGAAGATTCAGAATCTAATTGAGAACTGGATTGACAAGTATCGTCCACAAGAACTGCGTATTGAAACTAACGCTCATCAAAAGGCTTATGCACTTGATGAAGTTCTACGCACATACCTAGCATCTTCTGGTGTGAGGTTCTCTAGCCAGTTTACTGGTAGGAATAAGTGGGATACAGGTTTCGGTGTGGCTGCTATGTCAGGACTGTTTGGGACTATGCGTAGCAATGTTCACCAAGATGATAACTTAATTGAACTTCCATCGCAAGATGGTTCAGAAGGTATCAAGGCTTTAATCCAGCAACTAATTACCTGGAAGCCAGATACTAAAGGCAAGACAGACTGTGTTATGGCATTGTGGTTCTGTGAACTGCGTGCTCGTGAAGTCATTGGTACAACCCGTATGGGTCAAAGCCATATACCCAATAAGTGGGCAACACGACAACAGCAAAGCAATCGCTACATGATAAACCTCAATGACTATGAATTTGGTCAAGACGAATAGGATAACAATGGCAGACATTAAACTCATCGCACGCCGCGTAGAGGCTATGAAGCACCGCGCTTATGAGCGCGATACTCAGATGTCCAATATTCTGGCTGTGCGTCAAGGAAAGATGGTCGAGATTTTTCCTGACCTCTTTCCAGAGGGCATGCCTAATGCTATGGTTGCAAACTTCATTGACGTCGCAGCACGCGACTTAGCAGAAGTATTAGCACCACTGCCATCTATCAACTGCTCTACTACAAATGTAACATCTGACAATGCTCGTGAGTTTGCTGACAAGCGCAGCATGATTGCAAACAATTATGTTTACACATCTCGTTTGCAGACCCAGATGTACCCGGGTTCTGACCAGTACTTCTCCTATGGTTTCTTGCCTATTCACGTTGAGCCAGATTGGGATTCAAAACTTCCTCGTATTCGCGTAGAAGACCCAACTGGTGTCTACTATGAGCGTGACCGTTTTGGTCGTTTGATTGCATACGCTAAGCGTTACAATAAGACAATGGGTGAACTCATCAATGAGTTCCCTGAGCATGAACGTGCAATCCTTGGTCAGTTTGGCTATGAGCAGAACTTGCATCAGGAAATTGAAGTTATCCGCTACATGGATAAAGAATCAATTGTTTTGTATGTTCCTTCACGTAAAGATTTAGTTCTTAGTTACGCTAAGAATCCTATGGGCAAGATGACTGTAACTATTGCAGAGCGTCCATCTATTGATGGTAAGCCTCGTGGACAGTTTGATGATGTTGTATTCGTACAACTTGCTCGTGCTCGTTTTGCAAATCTTGCCATGGAAGCGGCTGAAAAGTCCATCCAGGCTCCACTTGTAGTACCTGATGATGTTCTGGATATGCCTATGGGCCCAGATGCAATTATCCGTACTACAAATCCTAATGGTGTTGGGCGTGTTCGTTTGGACATTCCCGCGGCTACTTTCCAGGAGCAATCAGCCCTCCAATCTGAATTGCGTTTAGGTGCTCGATATCCTGAGGGTAGAACTGGAAACATCGACGCTAGTGTTATCACTGGCCAAGGTGTCCAGGCATTACTTGGTGCTTTTGACTCTCAGATTAAGGCTGGTCAAACAGTCCTTGCTGAGGTGTTAGAAGATGTACTCAAGTTATGTTTTGAAATGGATGAAATCCTATTCAACGAAAAGAAGACAGTTAGAGGAACCGCGCAAGGAACGCCGTACGAGTTAAAGTACATGCCAAGCAAGGACATTAAGGGCGATACTTCTGTAGAAGTCCGATATGGCTTGATGGCTGGATTAGACCCTTCACGCGCTCTAATTTTCTCTCTTCAAGCATTAGGTGCCGACTTAGTATCTAAGGACTTTATTCGTCGTGAGTTGCCATGGAGCGTTAACGTTACTATGGAAGAACAACGCATTGAGATTGAAAAGATGCGCGAGAATCTTACTGCATCAATTACTGCAAGCGCACAAGCGATTCCAGCAATGGTTGCACAGGGTCAAGACCCAACTAAGTTAATTCAGAATATTGCCGATGTGATTGAACGTCGTCGTAAAGGGGAGAGCATAGAGTCTGCTGCGTTGGCAGTGTTTAAGGTGGAAACACCTCAACAACCTCCGCAGGCAGAGATGGCTCCGCCAGGCACACAAGGCCCAGTTGAGCAAGCGCCCCCGTCCCCAGCGGCTCCTGGACAACCTTCTGGCGGGGCCCCTCAACAAGCCCCAGATTTAGCAACAATGTTAGCAGGACTAGGTTAGGAGATTAAAATGGCTACTCCACGTAAGAAGCCTTCCCCTAAAAGAGTTCAGATTGTTGACTCTAATGAGTACAATCGTTTAGAAATTTACTGCATTTGGCTTAATGAGTATTATAAAACATTAAAGCGTGCAGGGTTCAATGATGATATGGCTTTCTGGTTAATTACCAACAAAGACTCATATCCAGACTGGGTAAGTTTTAAGTTGCCTACAGATAATCAAATTGCAGACTATATGGATGAGGATGAAGACTAATGGCTATTAATGAAAAGGTCTCAGGTGTAGGTGCAAACTCATCTCGTACTGATAATAATGTTTCTGAACGTGTAGCAAAGATTCAACGCGAAGCAAAGATTCAGAATTCTACTGGCGGTGCTTATACAAATCGTCAAGACCTGACTTCTATTGCACAAGGTGCTTCTACAAACGTACCTACACCTTCTATGCCAGCAATGCCAGAAGGTAATCCTTTGCTTAATACAGTAGATGCAGTTAATGCATTTGCTCCTGGTACACAGGGTGTTCCTCTATCAGAGGGCGCAACATACGGTCCTGGCGCAGGTTCAGAAGTACTTCCTACACCAGTTGATGCAATTGACCAAGGTTCTGTTCTTGCACGTGCGATGCTTATGGCAAACCCTAACTCACGCCAACTACGCATGATGGTTGAAGCGTATAACGAATTGGGTATTTAGTGGCCAATCCAACATTATCTCCTGCTGCTCAAGCACTGTATAACAACCAAGGCGAAACAATGCGTCGCATGGTTGGCATGCAGGTGGCTTCTTTGACGCCTGATAAATTTGATAACTTTAATCAGATTACTTCACGCTACCCAAATATGAGCAAAGACCTAGTTATGGCTATGGTTCAGCAGGGTCTTAATGTTAATACTCCTGGTATTGGCAAGATTGTTTCAATGGACGGTATCGCGCAACTTAAGAATGACGCGATGAATGTTGAGAAGATTAAGTCAAGTGTTAAGAAAGACCGTGGAGTTTTAGGTTCTATTGGCTCAGCATTTAGCAATCTTGTTTATGACCCTCTTAAGGGTGCTACTCGCGTAGGTTTTGCTATGCTTCGTCAGCCTTATGACCTTGCAACTACACTAACACGTGACCTATCAACAGGTAACACTGGTGAGTTTGTAAAGAACTTAGCAACACTTGGTGGAAAAAACACACAGTTTGGTTCTCTTGTTGCAGATATTACTGGTGGAAAGCCTGGAGTAGATACTGGTGCTGGTTTCTTTATTGCACCTGAGTCACGCGTTGGCAAAGACCAAGCAAAAGCAATGGGTGCTTACGGCAAGATAGGTGGTGAATCATTTACAATTGGTCGCTTTGCGGCTAAGTCAATAGGTGGTAACCCTGATACAACAGCATATAAAGTGATGTCGGGATTACTTGATGCTACGCTTAACATTGCTTTAGACCCAACATCTTGGATTGGTGTTGGCGCCGCTACAAAGGTGATACGCCAAGGCAAGCAAATTTCAAAGTTTAAGGAAGAATTAAGTCCACTATCTAAGGCTGGACAGCAAGCGTTACAAGATGAGAAAATTGCCGCTAATGCAAAAGATATCTCTGAACTAGAAACACGCGCAAAGAAAGAAGCAGCAAAGGGTTATAAGCGTCTTAATGCTAGTTATCAAAAGACTGCTCTTGAAATTAACACACTTGAGAAGCAAAAGACTGCAGTTCTTTCTAAGACTGTCGGTAAGATGCTCAACACTGATAAAGATGTTTTTGCAAACCTTGCAACAGACCCAACTTCTGCTGCAACTCTTGCTCCTGCAAAGGTTGCCGAGTGGTTCGTCTACAATCCAAAGGTTCAGACTGGCGAATTGACAAAGGCAGTTGATACTTTGTCTGCTGACATGAAGAATACTGGTGGATTCTTTGATGGGTTTATTATTACAGATGAACTTCCAGAGGCTGGTAAGATTACAGTTGGCGCATCTGGTCGAGATGAATATGTCATGACTGCTAAGGGCAACGATGATTTTAAGTTACTTGATTTATCAGATAACTTTAGAGGTGCGTCTCAGGATGAAATTGCAGAAGAGCGTATTCGTCGTTCACAATTAAGCGATAGATTAGAACAATTTGCTACTGAGACTGGCGATGTTGCAGCGATGCAAGCATTTGATGACTTGTCTCGTTCACTTAAGCAGGCTACTGCTAACTTTGAAGGTTTCTTAGGTTCACTTTACGCAGTTGGCGATGAACTTGTAGCAGGCGAAAGCCTTGGCTCGCTCATTGGCCGTGTAGCACAAATTAAAAACCCTGCTGTTATGTCTAAGGTTGCAGATGCAGTCATGGATATCTGGAAGGTTGACGGATTTTCGAACATCCGTTCGATTTATGGAGCAGAAGGTGGCTTTGTAGTCACCAATACTAAGCGTCTTGCTGCATCTCGTGCAGAGGTTGCTATGGCTGCTGCAGAAGTTGCAGACCCAACTAACCTTGGTCCAAATCTTGCTAAGTTACTTAGTTCTATTCAGGACACAGAAGTATCTCTTGCTGCTCGTCAAAATCAATTAGATGACATTCTCAATCAACAATTAAAGTTGGATGACCAGATTCAGTACATTTCATCTCTTCGTGACTTGGCTAACAAGGACCCAGAGATTCTTCGTGAACTTGTCAATGACCCAGAGTACAAAGGCCTTAAGAAGTTACTCAATATTGAAATTGAAATCGCAGAAAAGAATGCTCTACGTGAACAACTAAGTTCTGAAATTGGTATTCTTGATAACTTCGGTGGCGAGGTAGGTAAAGACTTTGCTAAGCCTCTACAGTTCATGCTTGGTCGTCGCTTTAATCAGATTGCAGAAGTAGTTGCAAAAGAAGATGATGCACTAACTATACATCGTTTCTTTGGTAAGAAGTTAGATGCTGAAATAGTAACTGCACTTGCTGCTGCAAAGACACCTGATGATGTACTTAAAGTATTCCTAGAGCACATGGGTGTACAAACAACTGACCCTCGTGGTATTAAAGCGTCATTATCATTAGGTCTACGCGCTCAGGCTGGTAAGATGACAGCAAATCCTTTAGCACGTATGGTTGACCCTATATCATTTGCACCAGTACGCTTTGCGGAAACAATTGAAAAGTCGTTTAACCGCTTCTACGTACGTGGCACAATGCTTAATTTAGGTGACCCAACAGGTCTTGTAAATGGCGTTGAGGACTGGGTAAGTTCTGCAGCATTCAAGACTGTGCTTGGCAAAGAAGGTCAAGAAGCAATTATTGCTACTATACAGCGTAACATATTTAAGGCTACCACTCCTCAAGAGCGTGCTGTTGCTATTGAAAAAGGCATTACTGAGATGACCGAGCAAATCGGTAAGAAACTTGACTTAAAGCCAGAAGAGATTGAAGTTCTTAAGCGTTCAACTAAGATTACTGGTTCAGAAGAAGCAATCGAAAAGGCTTTCAGCCTAGGCTCAACCGTTGAAAACCGTAAAGCAACTATTGTTAATGCAGGCGGAGAATCAATTCTAATGCCTGATGCAATCCTAGAACATCAGTTGCTACGCGATATGATTAATCTTCCTGATAGCAAGGCAGTGCTAAAGGCACTTACTAACTTTCAGGCTAATGCTATTTATGGTCGCGTACGTCAAGGTAGAGTTCTTGCAGAAGAGTTTGGCGATGTATGGCGTACAGCGCAGTTAGTATTCCGCTTTTCATACATTTTCCGTAACATCGCTGAGATGCAGATGCGTCAATTGTTCTCAGGTCATAATAACATTATTTCAAGTCCACTAGCATTCCTATCAATGGTGATTGCAAATCCACAAGGTAATGAGTTCCAGAAGTTGGTATCTCGCTGGGGCAAGTATCAATATGATGCTACAGGCCAGATATTTAAGGAATCAGATGCTGAGGCAGAACTAACAGATGCAGTTCGTGCATACCGTTCACAGATTAATCGCAAGCAATCTGTATCTGACATGCGTTCTAGCAAGCACTCACAGGTATTTAATTTCTATAAGGTAGTAGATTCTAACCATCCACAGTTTATGGAAGGCTTTGCTTACACTATTAATAACTTCGTGGCTGATAAGTTCATCCCAGATGTAGTCAGATTAATGCAAAATGGTGATGAAGCAGCCAAACGTGGGTATGTACAAAAACTTATTGATGAGTATGATACCAAGGATAACATTCTTAAAGACTTCTCAACAGGTGTATTCCAGAAGAATGATGGTATTCGCAACCTATTCTTAAAGGACCCCAACGCAGGATTTACTAAAGATAACTTTAATCCAGACAATATCTTCATCTATCTCTTTGATGAGAAGCAAGTAGATACCGTTGCAGGTAACATTAAGGCACTTGCAGGTAGTGGTCCTAAATCACACCTAGTACTAGAACTACTTCGTAATGGTGAAGTTGTAGTCGAAGATGGCGGCAAACTATTCAAGATTCGTGCGCCATACGCTCAGGGTATCAAGAATACTGCTGAAATGGAAGTTGCTGAAAAGCAATTCCTTAAGGCAATTGAACGTCACTTCACAGCAGATGATGTTACAGGTTCTAATGTATTTGTAAAGACAGAACGTGCTATTGGTCAGGCTGGTCCTAAAGAGATTACCTACCTAGTTGATAAGTTCTTTGAACTAGCAACTCGTCTAGAGTCTAAGTATAACTTTGGTCCTGAGTATCAGATGTCTTACTGGGACTTCATTGGTGGCTATGCTCCAATGCTCAAGACAGATGACCTCAAGAAGTTGCTTACTAGCGCAAATAACTCACTAGCACCTGTAACTGTTATGGGTCGTCCAATAGGTCGTAAGCATCCTACACTTCGCGTTATCTCTAAAGAACTTTCAAAACGTGAGAAGAACCCTAACTATGTACATCAGGGTGCTACTGAACTGCAGACTATTCATCAAATGGCTGCACGTGAGGCTTCTAAGTACGTTAAGGATTTGTTTTATGATGCTGCACGTCAGAATCAGTGGGCTAACGCATGGCGTCTAGCCTTCCCATTTGCACAGGCACACTATAATACACTTAACAAGTGGAATGAACTATTCTGGGCTAATCCAGTACCTGCTATTAAGTTTGGTAAGGCATACAACTCACTCAATCAAGAGGGTTCAAACGTACTCTATGATGTAAGTGGAATGACTTATGATGATGAGCAAGGCTTTTTCTATACAGAGCCAGGCTCTACAAACAAACAGTTTAAGATTCCTTTAGTAGGTTCTGTCATGGGTGCTATGGCTGGTATGAACATTGATACCCGCGAAGCACTGCAGATTACTGCACCAGTACAGTCACTTAACCTAGCATTCGGTCAGGTTAACCCAGGATTGCCTGGTATTGGACCTGCACTGCAGGGATTGTATGCTGCTAGTGGTAAGACAACAGCATTTGGTCCAGTAAATGACATTCTACGCGACATTATCACACCGTTTGGTGCACCTAAGTCTGCAGAAGACTTCGTGTTTCCAGCATGGTTACGCAAGACTATTGCATACCGTATGGGTGATGAGACAATGGTACAGCGTGGTATTAAGGACTGGGCATCATACTTAGCCTCTACTGGTAACTATGGTACTAACCCACTAGCAAGCGATGCTGCTCGTACAAAGTTATTCCATGATGCTGAGTCACTATCTCGTGAAGTTGGCTTCTTGAATGCACTATTCCAGAGCATTTCACCTGCTACACCATCTACAGAGATTCTTGCAAAAATCAAGACTCCTGAAAACAAGATGAACTTCATGACATTGACAATGCTTTACTCACACTGGGATGAGATTTCTCGCAAGAATCCAGGTGATTATGGCAAGTCTGTATACCAGTTTGCTGAGACATTTGGTGCCAATAACTTGCTTATTGCACTAGGTGGTTCTACAGGCAACGTACGTGGTACTGATGATGCATGGACTTGGTTGAATAACAACCCACAGGCTGCTGATAAATATGCTCGTTCTCCTGGAGATGTCGTTCCTTACTTCTTCCCAGGTGGAGAATACTCACTTAAGTACTACAACTGGCAGAAGAGCACAGGTGCTCGTCGTAGTCTATCTGCTACAGAGTTGGCTAACGAGGCTGAAAGCATGGTTTATTCAATGCTTAAGGACCAGATTGCAGAGCAACAGATTGCTAATCGTTATCCAGACTTCTGGTACAAGGAGCAAATCGATAAGTTGAACAAGCAGTTTGGTGGCTCACGTCCACCTGATACTGTTACAACTGGTACTGCTCAGGAGCGTATTGCTCGTATCGGTGAAGCACTACAAGACCCAGCATTTGCTCAGTCATCTGTATATAACCAGATATCTGAGTTCTATCCTAAGTATCAAGAGTTCCAAACTCTACTTAACAAGGCAAAAGTATCCAACTATGCAGAACTTACTGCAAAGGGTGGGTTAGCAACACTTATGCGTAATGAACTTGTTTCATTGGCTGAAAAACTAATGGTAGATAATCCATCATTCTCTCGTATGTATTACGGAGTATTCGCAGGACAGTTGAAGGGCTAAAATGGCAGACAAAATAGTTTACAGAACAGCAGATGAAGCACGTGCTGCTGCTACACGCTCAACTGCGTTTTCATCAATGTCTAGTGCAATTATGGGTGGCATGCCTGCCAATATGTACACTGCTACTAACCCATACTTGCCTTACTTGAATGCTCCTGACCAAACTGCAAAGTCTATTGAACTCCAAAACTTAAAGCGTATGCTCAGTGCTCAATCAGCACCTAGTGGTTCTAAAGCAACTAATATGTTTGACCACTGGCAAATGCTTGCTCGTGCTACTGGATTCTCAAAGTCTAAGACACCTATTGGTATCATTGGACCTGGAGATGATTCAGCACTTGCTACGGTTATTGGTCTTGCTGCTGCTAACAATGCAGACCCTATCTCATACCTAGAAACTCTTAGGGCTTATGGCGTAGGAAAGGGTCCTGGAGTTAAGCAACCAGATGCTACTACCAAGTATAATAAGCAAATATCTACTGCATTGCAGTTAAAGGATTTGACAGAGGCTCGTTTAGAGTTTAACAATGCTTATTTCACAGCATTTGGTTTTACTCCTACTGGAGACCTAGATAAGAAGTTTACTGCTGAGTGGAATGCTACAGTTAAAGCACAGGCTGCTACAACAACATCAACTGGCACCACATCTTATGCTCCTATTTATGATAAAAAGAGCAAGGCAGTTATTGACCCTAAGACTAAGAAGCAAAAGATTGATAAGTTTGGTAGCCCTGTCTATGCAAAGCAACTAAAGAATGCTGATGGCGTACTACAGTACAAGCCAATTACTAAGACTACAACTACAACATCTGGCGAAGGATTCACAGCAGAAGAGCAACAGCAGTTCCTTGCTGACTTCTTAGTCAAGAACTTCCCTGATGCTAAATTTAATGTTGAAAATCTTGGTGGTTCTGCTAAGGCTATCTATGATGACCTAGTTGGTACAAGTGTAAAGAATTACGCTAAGGCGCCAGACCTTGCAACTCTATCACCAGTTATTAAAGATATTCTTTCTACTGCTGACCAAAAAGTTGCAGAAGAAAAGATTAGACAATACAAGACTACTGTCCGTAACCAAGTTGCTGCAAAGTACATGGGTATTGCTGATTATGTAAATGCAGGAGAAGATGCTGACAAGTATGTCAAGCCACTCATGCAGTCACTATCTAACGCTCTTGAAAGAGATGTTACTGAGGGTGACCCACTACTTAAGCAAGCACTTAACTTCAAGGGCGATGATGGTAAGTATCGTTTACCTAATGATTGGGAAATGACTAAGTTAATTATGAATGACCCAGGATACGGCAAGACTTCTACAGCCATTAATGAGGCTGTCAATCTAACCCAAGGTCTAAGAAATAAGTTGGGACGTGCATAATGGCTGAGCAAAAAACAATTACAGAGATTGTTGGTTCTTCAATTGCTGAATGGGCAAGAGACCCAAAAACAGGTAAAGAACGTACACCTCAAGAAATTATTGCTGCAGTTACAGATGCTGTTCTTTCAGAAAAAAACTTAGCCAGAGGCGTATCACTAGACCCTATAACTGGAAAACCACAAACTGCAACTGATGCAGAAACTGTTCGTGCTGCATTAGCACAGTTAGCAGCAAATGCAAAGTTTGAGGGAAATCGTTATCTACCAGCGCAGCAAGTTTCTCAAGCCATTCGTGGTGATGGTCGCGGTGCTACATCTGCAAGCCTTGCTAATAGACCTGAACTCTGGTCACTTGGTAAAGAAACTGTTGGCACAGTAATTGATAGACAAATGTTTGGCGATGTAAAGAGTTCAAAAAGATTTGTAGTAGACCCAACTAAAAATCAACTTACTCCAGAGCAATTAAAAGAATTTAATAAAATTGGTGCTGGCGGTGGTATGGCTATAGACCCTGTTACTGGATTCCAAGTAAGCATT